GATTAACGTGCTGAAACAGAAGGTAATTACACGGCTCTTAAAGTTGCATGGGGCACTGATGGGGCAAACTCACTCAATTTTGAGTTCAGAAGCGCTACCTGAGCATCGTTATTTTCTGACATCCATTTACCGTAAACCTGGAAAACCATCTGCGCATCGGCGTGACCCATTTGCGAAGCAATGAATGCCGGGTTGGCTCCAGCTGTCAATGACCAACAAGCATAAGTGTGACGTGACTGATATGACTTCCGGTGACGAATTCCTGCGCGTTTGACTGCTGTATCCCATGTCTGCCTGACTGAATCGACAGTGAAGTGATCGCCACATAATCCTGTTCTTGAGGTTACGGATGGTAGAAAAACAAATGTGCATTTATGCTTCTCTTTTTTACCGTACTCTCGAAGGTGAACATCAATCATGTGCTCCTTGCCAAGCCTGGTGATTTCCAGCTGGCTCTTCAGTGCTTCAATTGCAGGTTCGATCAGGTGTATCACCCTGTTTGTCCCCGCCTGAGTCTTTGGAACGGTAAATTTATCCTGCGCCAGATTCCGCCTTATCATCATCGTGCCAGCCTTAAGGTCGATATCCTCCCAGCCCAAAGCGCACAGTTCACCCGGGCGGATTCCTGTATAGACAGAAAGTGACCACATGTTTTGTGTTTGCTGGCTTCGACAGGCTTCAATGAGCCTGACAAACTCTTCCCTTGATAGCGGGTCCGGAACAACTCTCGACTCTCTTAAAGGCGATATTCCCTTAAATGGGGTATCATCGAGATATCCGTTTTCTACGCCAAACTGAAAGATGGCGAAAAGGTTGGTCATGTAGTTATTGACCGTCACTGCAGAACGCCCTGGCTCATTTACCACATACTGTGTTTTCGGAAGCTGATAACCGGTCAGCAATTCCTTCCTTACCTCAAGAATCCTTTCTTTACTTATCGACGATGCGATCGTCTTCTCACCGAGAATGAGCAGAACGTTTTTGATTATCGTCCGGTATGTCTTAATCGACGTCGATGAGACATCGGTCTCTTTAAGAGATAAATACTTCTCTGCAAGCTCTCCTATGGTTAGCGCTTTGCTCACCTCGCCAAAGCGCTGAAGGTTGGGGGAGTTTGGAAACTGTGAGGCATAGTTGAAAGTTCCCGTCTTTACTGCGTAGACAATGCTTGTACGCAGCTCTCCAGCAATCTTCCTGTTCTTCGCAGTATCAGGTACACCAAGACTTTCCCTTACCCTGACACCGTTATATATAAACCACAGGCGCAGTGTGCCCCCGTGGTTTTCAACCCCGGTTGGATACTTCATGCGTCTTCCTCTTTGGTTAATCGAAGGGGTATTTAAGCAGATTTCTTGCGGGGAATCGCGGGGCGCTGACGCTCAACCCATTTGTCGACTTCGTGGCGGTTGTAAAGGATAGGGGAGTTATCCTTAGGCTGGCAGTCGCATGAATAATGGCGGTACTCCTTTCCCTCCATCCATGACGTTTCTCTGGCTAATCTGATCGCGTTCTTGGTCAGGCCGGTAATCGCCATCAGAACCTTCTCTGAAACCCACTTATTTGGTACAAGCTGAATCATATCACTCATTCTTCTCTCTCCGCTTTCAGCGCATCGAAGTCATAGTCAACGTTTACCTTTCTAATCGTATCGACTGCATCTTTCAGGCTTACCTTTGACCTTTGGTGGCTGGAGATTCCTTTCATATTTGATGCCATGAATTGCGAGAGCTGCCATCACTTTTTCGAGCTGAACAACTACGCCATGCTCACTGTAAAATTCTGTAGGAAGCCTAACGACAACATCATCTTTCATATGCTCACCATGCTTTGGCTAACGTAATATCTTGATAAATGCACAGCCATCATCGAGTGTGAGGCTGTTTGATTCCATGGTTACTCCGATAGCATTAGTGCTTCCATTTCTGCCTGGTGATTAAGCTCCATGTCATCCATATCCTGAATAACATCGCTAAATGCCACCCTTGCCAACTTGCCGCCGAGAACATCCAAATTCGCGTGTACAGATGGCTCCTTGCCATCCTCAAACTCAACAACAAAAGTCATCTTGCCCATTATGTATCTCCAATAAAAAACCGCCATTGCGGCGGTCTAGTCGATTACGGTTACACCAGGTAACGTTGGTAGCATGCTGTATAGCTTCTCTCTCACTATATCGATATTCCTCTTATCCATTGCGTGAAGGTCTACGTATTCAATAAGCTGACGAACAAACTCTTTAACAGCTTCATCTCGCTTTCTTTCTGCTTCTGGACGTGTAGGGCGGAAAGAGCCTGACCTTTGCACTCCTACACAATCAAGCCCATTGTAAGCTTGGCTATTAGCCAGCCATGTAAAGGCGATCCCTTCAGATTTGATTAGCTCAATTCGTACAGGCTGCCACCCATCAAATCTTGTCTCGTACTCACACTCACACCCTACCGGAGGCAATCCTTCGCCATCCCATTTTGGTTTGCTGTCTGCAAGTGCGGCCTCGTATTCATCGCGGGTGACGATTGTCTCTGCATAGTCGTCTGCCAATGAGGTTACTACCCGAGACTCTCCATCATGCGTCGCCTCACTATCACCCGGAATTGACCACATTCCATATCGTACGAGGTGAATTTTACCTTTGGTGTAAAAACATACCTCACCGTTCTTGTCTTGTGCGCATTGGTAATGTCCTTTAATCCACCCACCACGCTTAGGCAATTCCTGCACCAAAATATCAATCAGTTTCACATCCATCTCCTTACGCTAATTTCTTATACACACGAGGCTCATCAACAGTAGCCGCGCGAAGTTCGTGTTCTGCGTGAGAACTATAATCACCGGAGTCCCACAGGCAGCGATACCATGTCGGCCTGTTCTCCTGCTCAGTAACGCCATCAATCACTCCTTTGATATCGCCTGACTTGTGCTTTACGATTGCGCCCACAGCAAATTTAGCCATAACAAGCCCTCTGACATGTGAATGAGTGAAGAGATAGCGCTCAGAGCCATAATTCCGACTATGAGCCAGATAATTGGATTGGCGTGCATGGTGACTCCGGATAAAGAAAAACCCGCGATGTGCGGGTTTGTTATGCGTCGTTTGAAGCGGTCATATTTGTATCTCCGGCAGCCTGAAGCCTTTCATATCTTCCGATCGGACGCATGGAGAAAGGCAGTCAGCGAAAGCCAAAGTGCCGTCAAGCAGAATGATGAACGCCCATCCTTTAAACAGATTTTCGCTACACCATTCGGCACGCATCGGCACATCAGGCATGGATGCAGGAAATACAGGATAGTGCTCAGCAAGCCACTCCATGGCATCGCATCGGCTAAGGTGATACTTGTCGTACATCACACCTCCTGCTGCGGTGCTTCTGGCAGAGGCATCCAGTGGGTTGCTGGCAACTCACGACCTGAGAAAATGGACGTGAAGAATCGCAAATTAACACCGGATCGTTCGCTCTCACCTAAATTAACGCTAGAACCGTCAGAAGTTAGGACAATTTCACCAACATCCGGCATCCGCTCACTGCAAGCCACCCAACTATCCGGAATCACCGGAGAGTTGCCATCGGCCCCCTGAAGCATGGCGGCGCGGCAGGCGTTCCAGCCACCTCGGAAAGTGTCATCAAAATTGTCATCTTCCATGAACCGACGCTTGTACTCCTCGCGGGTTAGCTCATCCGGCACAGATACCGTCGCTGGCGGGGCGGAGCGATACAGAAGCACATCACCCATCTCTGTTCTGGAAGCTGGCCATACATCGGCATCAGAGCCCGATTTGAGATAATCAAGATTGGACTGGTCGATTACGCACACAGCCTCCGCTTCGAGCGATGCCAGCGCGATACGCGCCAGCTCTCGCACAACTTCGGGCGGTGCGTAACGATCATTCAAGTCATCCCATAAACGGAGCATGCTGTCGCTTTCGGGGTGAACATCCTCGTTTGTTCCGACCAGTGCGGTAATAACCTCATCGGCTGCTTCAATGATTTTCTGCGCCTGCTCTTTGGTAATAGTGCTCATGGGTTAGCCCTCATCCTGCAGTGCTTTCAACCTGGTTAGGAAAGCTCAGAACCTCATCAAAAAGTGCTCCTATGCGCGCAGCCGCTGAAATAAACTCTCCGCCGTTATTTTCCTGCTCATCACAGATAGCGCCATACTGTGGCTGGTTGAAAATAGAAACATCACTATCGCCAGTTGTGGCAAACGCAAGGCGTTTAGATGGGCACTCAGCAAGAAGCTTATTGAGCTTATTGACCCAGTCTTTTTCCTGTTTCGTCAAAGTAGCCATTTCAATCTCCTTTACCGGCTGCGGCGCGGTCGATTATTTTTATGAACTCAGCAGCGCCAACATCACCAAGGCCCGCATACTCGCTGATGAACTTTCGCGCCGATTGGATGATTCCGCTCTGCCTCTCAAGGCGAATAACCATGCCATGGACAACTATAGGCACCTGGTCATCAACGAGGTCGCAAGGTACTTTCAGAGCGCGCTTCCACTCACGCATCAGGGCGTTGCGCTGTTCTGCAACAGCAACAATGGCTTCGAGTCGATTGATTCTGTTGTCTTTGGATTCCAGCTCATCCAGCAGCGCCAGCACATCGCGAGTTTCCACGAACATATTCGGGTCGAAGTTATCGACCGCTTTCGCCGCGGCTGATTTAAGTTTGTCGATGTTGCTCATTGGGCGGCTCCTTCGATAACGTCTTCCCCACAATGCATCTGCCCATTACGGTAACTTGGATGCTGAACGGTGTAGGTGAGGTAAGCACTGCCAAATGATGTCCATTTACCCTCTATATGACGCACTTTACCGCTTTGCTTTCTTCCCTGACGGTCGGTGTAATTGACAGTTTCGCCGACGTTAAATTTTGGCTTCAATGCTGTTGCTTTGCTCATGACTGCACTCCTTTGCGAAGCTGGGCGGAGAACTCTTCCAACCACTCAACCATTTCAACCTTGCCAACCAGGTCAGACTCAGGGAATTTGCTACAAACTCGCTGGGCTGTTTCGAAGTCTTTATACTGAAACTCTTGAGCCACTACGTTTTTTGCTGTGTCGATTGCTGCATCCACACCCTGCGCCCGCACTTCAGCCAGGAAAGCGTTGGTGGCTGGGGTTTCAACTCTGAAGTAAACCGGATCGCCGTCTTCGAAGTTACCTGGGTCATCGACCAGAGTTTCGTGCTCATCGGCAGAGTAGACTTCCTGGCGAAGCAGGCCATGCTTCAGCGCCAGCTCCTGTATTTCCGCACCATCAGCTGAGCCACCTTGCCAGGCGATAGATAGCAATGCATCAACGAACGCATCCAGCCCCGCATTCTCCGCAGCCAGCGCCGCGCATCTGGCTTCTGATTCGGCAAGCTTCTGCTCGTTCTGAATCGCGACCTGGTAAAGCTCTTCAAGCTGAGACATTGAGGCCAGAAGACCGTTGTGTTTAATATTTGAAATTAAGTCCTTAACGCTCATTTCTTCGCCCTCATCTGGTTTAACCACGCTGTCAGGTATCTATTGTTGTTGAGACGTTCTGCATTCCCGAATGAGTCACGCTTCAGCATTTCTTCGCGTGGGATATCGTTGATGGGTTTGAAGCGATGGCCTGCTACCAGTTCGTTCGGCGTAATGCCCGGGTCGTAGTAATTTCCGATCATGATGAATTCCTCAATCCATACGTACATGACCAAATCTGCCGTAGTAAACACGGTCACGGTCATTGCATCTTGATGGTTGTTTAGGTCCGACTGTTTCCCAGCCAGGAGAGAAGGAGGCCATGAAGTTGTCGTGCCAGAGCTTTGACTCGTACTTTCTGGTGAGCTTCTCTATCCAGTAATCGTCCTTCGCATCCTGTATCTGCTCCGGTGTGCGCTCATCTTTTGGCAGAGTTCCGTTCTCTTTCTGCTGGTAATAAAGCTCCAGACCAGCACATATCCGGGCAATAACTTCATCCTTCGATTCCAGTTTTTTAGGTGCACGGAAGTAACCATTTTCATCAGGTGACATGGCTTAATCCTTAAACTGGAGGCGAAGTTATGCCGCCTCCGTGAGGTGAAATAGAATGTTCAGTTGGTGGTTAAATCAGGTCAAAATGGGATATCGTCCGGATATTGCTCAGCAATCTCCTCCATGTTTGGATATTCCTGACTACTTTGCTGTTGCGGTTGACTATTTTGCTGCTTTGGCCGTCCATCTCCTTCACGCTTACCGCCAAGCATTTGCAGAGTGCCACCAACGCCAACCAATACCTCAGTGGTGTACTTTTCAGCGCCTGACTGATCTGTCCATTTGCGAGTGCGCAGCTTACCTTCCAGATACACCTCGGAGCCTTTCCGCAGGTATTCACCGGCAATCTCTGCCAGCTTTCCGCTCAGCACTATACGATGCCATTCCGTTTGCTCTTTTTGCTCACCAGTCTGCTTGTCTCTCCACTGTTCCGATGTTGCTACGGTCATGTTGGCAAACGCAGCACCAGAAGGCGCATAGCGCACTTCCGGATCCTGACCCAATCTACCTACGATGATTACCTTGTTAACGCCTCTGCTAGCCATTTATGCCGCCTTATCTGCTGGTTCGAAGTCTGATTTACGAGCGTCGTAAACCTCTTTTGCTTTTGACTGGTATTCAGTGCCGCGAAGCGTTCTCCATGCCTCTTCAAACAATGGCTTAAGTTCATCCATGCTTTGTGCATTGCCAGCCATATCAACGAATGATTTAAGCGTTTCTTCGTGAGGGTTTACGCCTGACTCCAGCCAGTTAAGAAGCTGCTTGCCGGTTTCCTCGCTGAGGATTACAGGGTCTGAGTTAGAGAAGAGTTTTGTACGGTCTTTGCTGGCGATCGCATGATGTGTTTCATGCGCGATATCCAGTACGGTAGTGAACTCGTATTCAACACCGTCACGCTGCTCCGACTTCATGCCAAGCTTGGCGACCTTCTTGCGGCCGTTCTCTTCAACCTGTGCCGTTTCAGTCTTGCTGCGCATGGTTGCGATGATATGCATAGGCGAACGCAAAATTGCGTCGAGGAACAGGCGATGTCGCGGGTTAATCTCGCTCCATGCTGACCAGCTGTTACCGCGATATTTTGCTTTTGCAATGGTGTCTACCAGTTCAAGGCAGCCGCCTACGCCTCCCCATTCGTGCGTTATGCTGTCGATAACCAGAGAATCATATCCAGCATCTTCTGCTGATTTAATCGCCTCTATGAATCGCTCAGGAGAGAATGGCGGATCCAGTTCCAGCACATCGAATTCAGCCACATCAGAATAAAGTGATGCGCTTCCTTTCTCAGTGTCGATGAAAGCAATCTTGCCGCCAATTCCTTTGGCAACCAGTAATGCACTATACGTTTTACCTGATCCACTTGGCCCGGTAAGTGCCAGCCGTAGCTTGGCTTTCTTTCTCATGGCTTTTTCGAATTTCATGGTATTCACCTTTTAGAATGGGCATCCGCCCAGGAAATAACGTTGATTAAGCACTTCTAAGCGCGACAGGTTGAGATACATACGCATACGCTCTCTGTCACCCTTGTGGCGCCACCACAGAGCTTGTGTAGTTGTCATCCGGCGCTGTAACTGGCTCTCTTTCACTGTTGTTGTCGGCTGCATGGAGACCTCCTTCGCTGCCAATTAAATCTTGCATGAGACGCACAAAGGCATCTTCTGACCAGGTATCTGCAATGCTCATGATTTTCTGTACCACGGCATGCCAACTGCTGACTTCATCTGCTCATTGGCCTGCAGCCACATCTCAGCGTTCCCGAGATAGCGAGCAATTACCGCTTTGCTCTGCGCTGCTTTGAGCAGGCTGTGATTTATAACTGGTGACATAAACCCTCCAGGTGCTTACGAGCAGCACGAATAAGACGGCGAACACGTTTTGATAATTCGGATTCGGTTGGATAATAGGCGGACACGACGGCACCGCCCGCGATAGCAAATGTCATCGTGGGATTCCTTATGTTGTGTGTGATTGCATAGCGATAGAGACTCGTGAATCTCTGTTGATATGCGGATATGAAAAAGCCGCTGGTGAGGCGGCTAAACCACATGCTTTTCATCAAGAAGCCCAATGTCGTAATACTGCTTTGCCTCTTTGTGGTCGACGAGTCTTCCGTTAACAGTGTTCGCAGCGTCACTTACTGGACTACCCGGCTTAAACCACCCGGTTTCTTTTTCGCGTTCGGTAAGCTCTCGCTTATCCAGACTGCTAATTTCAGAAGCATGGCACTGTGGACAGTAGTACGGACCGCATTGAACCATGCCTACCCCTACATCGCAGTAGTCAGCCTCGCAGATTTCGTATTCGCAATAGGGACAGATGGCGAGATCTGGCTTGTAGATATTCTTATAATTGGTACTAAATCTGTGATTACCGATTCCGGTACTCATATTTCCTCCAGGCAAAAAGAATGCCGCCCTGACTGCTGGCGGCAAAGACATAACGAGGGATTTCCATCTATCAGAACTATCGAATCGTCTCCGATAGTACGGTGCGGTATTACACCCAATAGCTAACTCAGAGAATTAGCTATCAGCTGCTATGCGGCCTAGTCGAATACCCAATTTTCTGTTTCTTGGTTGTGCCCAAAGTTGTAATCAATAAGCGGATCGTTGATATCGAGCTTTTTCATTTCTTCAACTACAGTGGATACAACAGCAAGGTCTTGCTTAAGACGCATCAGGTGATATTTCTTTCTTCGTAATAAGCTTTCTATTGCTAATTTTTTGGTTTGGAAAGCGAACGACCTTTCTGCGCTTTTCTTAACCTTCTTAATTGCGTATCTACTCTTTTTATCCTTCCATTCCTGCATCCATCGTTGTGGTTCTGGCTTATAAAGGTCAATCCAGTGCGCAGGAACCAACCATGCGTAATGCTCAGTTTGGTGAAAAGCAACGTACTGCAATGCAAAAACCTTTATGCCATCTTCTTCAACGGTTGACTGAAATCGCCAGAATACAGGCATCCCGTCATGTTCCACCTCTGAATCAGGGAATGGAACGCTCCATGATTTACTCATATTCACCTCTGTGGCTTGCTGCCAAAAGAAGGCCGACTATGCGGCCTTTGTTTTACGTCGTGAATCCTGCCATGACAATGCATCGTCCAGGGCTGTATCCCCATCAAAAACGATATTCTTCGGGTCATTCTTAGCTATGACCTTTGGGCGTTTTTCATCCGTTGCGTGAAAAATCCAGCTTGATTCACTTTCGCTAATTATCTTGCCGGCAATTAGCCACCCATTTGATTTTGCATGAATTGCCATGCTTACCTCGCTGTTACGTTATTAGACTTACGGTGACCAGCTGCAAACATCGCCACTTCCGGCAGACATACAGCACCACCTTCAACTTCCTTCTGACGCGTTCCGGCAAGCGAAATGGCTTTGGTTACGCGCTCACTACAGCCTTCCGACAGCCGTGAAAATGCACGGTCAATCTTTTTACAGTAGGCTTTCATCTCTTTGTGCTGACGAGCACGTTCGAGTTTACGAATCTCTCTGGATTTCATTGGATACCTCCAGTGGTTGCTTTGGTGATGTGGTAGGTGGGAGACCCATTTCGACCCGATTCGGCCTACTTCAATTCGGCATTAGTTCCTCAGGCCTCGCCGCTTTACGTGCGACATATTCCCGTCCATGAACCCTTCACCACATCCCAAAGCAACTTCCTTTGGCGGGGACGAATCATCCCCATGTCATCTTGTTAAAGAGCCAGCCAATCAGTTCCGTTTGGCTACCAGCGTCCTGCTGATGGCTAGATAATCACAGATTGTGTTTGTGGTGTCAACACGAATTGTGATTATATTTATCACGAAGCGTGTTCGTATTGATTTCTAAGGGAATTTATTTTTCGTGGGGCAATAAAAAACCCGCCGAAGCGGGTTGGGGTGTTTTAACGCGATGTTATATCAGGAGAAACGCATCATCATCTGCACTGCTACACCAATGATTTTGCAATTACCATCAATAGGAATCAGAGGATATGCGGGATTGAGGCCTTTGAGGTACTTGCTTCCGCCATCGATTATCAATTTTTTGAATGTAGCTTCATTGGCATCGGTGAGTTTAGCTATTACAAGACTGCCATTTACAGCCTCTTTACCAGTGTCGAAAAGAACCAACATTCCTTCTGGGACGCTTAGGCCTGTTGGCGCAGTCATAGAATCTCCCTGAACCCTGAGCCAGAATGCGTCCCCAGCGACGTGGCAGTCGGATTCGTACCACTCATCGACGGTTTGTGCGTTATATGGTTCCACGGCCTCGCACCAGGCTCCTGCGCTAACCCAGCTAATCAATGGGAACTTTACCCCTGGTTTGTATTGCCCCTGATAGTCGTCGCCAAAAAGCAGCTCAGCCGTGGCAACTCCTAATGCCTTTGCGATCACTTCCGCGTCTTCAACACTAACGCTTCTGGTGCCTGATTCATAATTTCCGATCCGAGATTGTGAAGCCCAGCCGCAAAGCTCCGCTAAGGCCTTCTGAGAAAGGCCCTTTATCTCTCGTAATCTCTTTATTCGCGCGGCGATAGTTTCTGTTCTTTTCATGCGCATTTTATATCACGTTCCGTGTTGCGTGGCTTTACACGATTTGTGTTGACTGATAATCACAAATTGTGTTTAATGTATGTTGAGTGACCCAGCCTTTAAGGAAAACTATGAACAACATTGCCAATGAACGGAAAAAACTTGGCATCACTCAATCTGCGCTGGCTTGCGCATGTGGCTGGAATCAGTCGCGCTTAGCCAACTATGAGGCCGGTATCCGGGCTCCAGATTTAGAGTCATGCCGAAGCCTGGTTAAGGCACTGAATAAGCTTGGTGGAAAGACGAACCTGGATTCTCTTTTCCCGCCACGCAAAAAAGTAGCATAAGCAGTACCGCTCTTTACACAATCAGGCCAGGGATGTTTCGTCCCTACAACCAACGCATCAACCGATGCGTAACTAAATATTTAACTAAGGAAAATAATATTTTATGGAGCTTGCAAAAGACAGCAAAAAGGTACGCGAAGTGGAAACAGAGCTACGTGCCCGACTCGTTTCTATGGGTCAGACAAATTTCGCAAAAATGGCGGGATGGGCTGATTCAAAGGTGAGTCGATTAAACATCCACGATATGGCGGTGACGTTCGTTCTTCTGGAGAAAGTCTGGGAGACAAGCCTGATTCGTGAAGTGGCAAGACAAGCCATTGCAGCTGTGATGCCAGAAAGCAAAAAGCGCCCGGTGGTGGCCGGACGCTCTGAGCAACTAACTATCGACTTCTAAGCACACTGTGTTACGCCAAGTAACAGGAGTAATTATGAAAGAACGTGGAATGATTTTCAACTCTGAGATGGTGCGAGCCATCCTCAATGGCCGAAAGACGCAGACGCGTCGGGTTATTAAAGGGGTTGATGGCGCGACGTCGTTTAACCCTGAATGGGATATTAACGGCGAAGAAATTTTTGTAGTTCTCGGAGAAAAAGACCGTACAGGAATGAATCCTGTATTAGGTGCAATTTCTTGTCCATTTGGTGCAGTCGGCGATCGCATTTGGGTACGTGAAACTTTCCAAGGTCCGCTTGTTTCAGAGGAATTATTCGAAGAATACGGCGCCTATCCTGAAAGGTTCGAAATACCGCAATACTGCGAATACGCCGCTGACGGCGGTCCTCGTCCTGAATATTGCGATCTTGAAGATAATCTCCACTACGGCTGGCGTCCATCAATCCACATGCCGCGCTGGGCCAGTCGTCTAAATCTGGAGATTACCGGCGTGCGGGTTGAGCGGTTGAATAGTATCAGCCAGGAAGATGCGCAGGCTGAAGGCATGGAACTTACCGGATGGCGGCCAACATATTCTGACCCAGATAGCGGCGGAGAAGTCTGGACTCCATATGACAACTTCGCCCAGTTGTGGGAATCCATCTACGGCGAAGAAAGCTGGCAGGCCAACCCCTGGGTCTGGGTAATCGAATTTAAGCGGCTGGAGGCGCAATGAATACTGCAGAAATCATTAAGTATCCTGGCCCAGAGCCATGCATCACCAGGAGCAACAGAATGGAGAACAAAAAGTTTGGTCACTTCTCTCTGTTCAGAAGCCTTCTAAACGTTGATTGGGCAAAAGATACAGCCAAGTTAGCGTTATGGGTTAGGTTGCTGGGAGAGGCCTCATATCGCAACAGAAATGTGGAATTTGCTGGTAAGGACTGGAACCTCAATCATGGTCAATTAGTCACTACTGCAGCAATTCTTGCACGCAAACTTCGCGATCAGGATGGCAAAGAAAAAAGCCCTCAGGCAGTAACGAGAATGCTCAATTTCTTCACCAGGGAAGGGATGATAACCACAGAAGGGAACCGCTTCGGGACGGTGATTACCATCACAAATTACACCGTTTACCAGGCTATTTTACCCGATGAACCATCCGATGAACCATCCGATAAAGCCAAGACCAGTAACGGCGCGGCTTTAAGGCTTGTGCCCGATGAACCATCCGATGAACTAGGCGATGAACAGAACAAGAAGGTAACTAACAAGAATAAAAACAATAAACCCCCTAAATCCCCCAAGGGGGAATCGAGTGGATTTGATCCGATGAGCATTCCTGTCCCTGAATGGCTAGACAAAATTGCTTGGGAGGAGTGGGTAAAAAACAGGGCTGAGATTAAGAAGCCGATGAAGTCTGAGAGGACAGTAACTGCCGCCTTCAAGCTTCTGAAAGAATGCCTTGAAGAAGGTCACAATCCGGCAGACATAATCAACACAAGCATCGCGAACGGATATCAAGGGCTGTTCAAGCCGAAATTCCCTGCCAGGAAAAACCTACCTCAGCAGGTGCCAACCCAACACTGGAACGACAAAGACGAGTGGGAGAACAACTTCCTATGAAAAACCTTGTCCAGGCGATTCACAATCGCGACAGCAATGCACTGGCTCGCCTTGCTGGAGAAAACAAAGAGCCAGATCGCGGAGTCAACAACGAGGCTGAGAGGCTGGTAGATATCCTGTTCGACAACCTCAAGCAGCTTTTTCCGGCATCAGTAAGCACTGCCCTGAAAGACCCGCGTGACGAAGCAGCTGCAAAGCGCCAGTGGATTGCGGCATTTGCAGAGAACAACATCCGCGGCAGAGAGCAGCTTAAATCCGGCATGCAACATGCCCGGGCAAGCGCGTCTCCGTTCTGGCCTTCCCCGGGGCAATTCATCGCCTGGTGCAAAGACGCAGAGTTTAAGGCTGGCGGACTCCCTGATACAAACGAGCTTTACGACATGGTCATGGAATACTGCGCCCACAAAATTGAGTACGAAACTCCTGAGCATTACCCATGGAAAAGCAACGCCTGCTACTGGATGGTGACGAAACTATACGACCTGATGCGATCGCTTAATTTGACAGATGCAGAGCTGCGAAAGCGGTGCACTGAAGAGCTGCGAAAAATGGCTCACCGCATTGAGTCTGGAGAAGAAATCCCTGCGCCGGTTGTTCAAATTCCAAAGCTTCACATCCCACTCAGCAACGATAAAGGCCTTGCTAAAATCGCTGAGCTACGTGCAAAGCATCGTCTTGGGAGGCACTGACATGGATGCAGAACGCGAAAGATTTGAAGGGTTTTTTCGGAGCGTATACCGCGAAAGATACAGGCTTGAGAGAACGTATCTCGGCTATCAGGACCCATTCGTAAACACATTATTTTTCTTCTGGCAGGTGGGAAAATCATGAGATCAAAGTTCCAGAGTGACACCCTCGAAAGATACGTATCAGAACATCCCGGCGCAAAATCTCCTGAAATCATCAAAAACACAGGGCTTAACCATAGCTCAGTGGCTTCAGTGCTTCGACATATGGTGAGTGAGAAGATTTTAAGGCGAGAAGGCCAGAGGGGAAGCTACCGGTATTACAAGTACGATCGCAATCAGAAATTCAACAGCCATGGTGAGCCAATTGTTGACCACGATATGCCTAACCCACTGACTGCATTTCTCAACAAGGCATTAAGGGAGGTAAGGAAATGTGCGTGACTATGCTGAAGCAATGTTATGGGTGCGGTAGGCCAGTTCACTTCTCATGGTTCGAACCTGTTCCTGAAGAGCCAATGTGCGATTTCTGCAGAAAGGCATCAGTTAAACCTCGATACGTTTACATCAATGCGACGAAAGAAATCCTACCAAAATACGACTTCGGAACAGACCTAATTCGCAGAAGGTCTCGTAATCATATCAACCAGAGATTGAGAGAGGTGAGGGCTCAATGACTGACACGCGAAACTGGAAGTGCTTTTTTGGGATGCATCAGTGGGTGGAGATATCCTGCGCACAAAGGCATTACTTTCATGGATACGAAAAGCATGAAGGAAACCTTCCGCATCGAATAACTGATGTGTTCAGAAGTAAATGCATACATTGCGGAAAAACGAAAGTGGAAGAGTTTTAACACCCCAGCACGCTGATGGAGAGGAATGATGAACAAGAAGAAAGCAGACAAGTTATTTCAGGAAGCAATGATGGCAGTACATGAAGCAGGTGAAGATCGCGTTAACTATTGCCTCAGCTTTGTACGTGGATATCTGGATAGCGTAGGAAAGACCGAGATGCTTCACGAGTGGGATGATGGAACGATGCGCGTGAAGATGACAATTGGCGAGCAGGTTCATTGATGGAGAGGAATATGGACGAATCAAGAAAGCAGTTTGCCGAAGTTTTTGAAGAATTAACTGGGTGGGAACTGGAAGACTATCCCAATCAGGATTATGCAGACACTTGTTGGGAGTTTTGGAAAAAGTCTCGAGCCGCTATCGAGTTAAATCTTCCAGACATCGAACTGGTGACTGATGCGCTTACCAGCCCAGGCGATGGATGGGAAGTTTACGATGCGCAGAAGGTAGACAAAGTTCTCTGCGCCGCTGGAATCAAAGTGAAGGGGTGAGTATGAGGCACGAACTGAAAATTATTCCCGAGCATTTCATTCCTGTGCTCGACGGCGTGAAGCTGGCAGAGCTTCGCAAGAACGACAGAGATTATCAGGTCGGCGATATTCTGACGCTGTACGAATGGAATGGTGAATACACGGGCGACGCATGCGAGCGTGAAGTTATCCACGTTGCAGATGTCGGTTCATATCTACCTGGCTACGTCCTTCTGAGCATGAGAGAAATCAATGAGGAAACTAACGTTTGAACTAAGAAGCCCCATTCATCAGCAGAACGCCATTCAGGCCATACAGCAAATCTTCCCCGACCCAACCAAGCCAATCGTAGTAACCATTCAGGAGCGCAACCGCAGCATCGATCAAAATCGGAAGCTCTGGGCTTGCCTTGGCGATGTCTCGCGTCAGGTCGAATGGCATGGTCGATGGCTTGATGCTGAAAGCTGGAAGTGCATATTCACCGCGGCGCTAAAGCAGCAGGATGTTGTGCCAAACCTGTCTGGTAACGGATTTGTGGTGATAGGTCAGTCAACCAGCAAGATGCGCGTAGGCGAGTTTGCAGAGCTTCTGGAGCTTATCCAGGCATTCGGTGCAGAGAAGAATGTTAAGTGGTCTGATGAAGCCAGATTAGCGCTGGATTGGAAAGCCAGATTCGGAGATGCAGCATGATATGAAGATGACATGGTTTCACCATCACGACCTTACAAACGAAGAAGCAACTCAGTTAATCACCGCCTACCAAACCCGCAACGTAAAAACTCAAAGAACGCTAAGCGCAGACCCTCGGTATTGGGTGGTTTCTGCATTACTTCCAGAATACGCCAGCGAGCCAAAGGGTAGGAGTCAGTATCAACAGAGGATATGGCAATGAGTACAGCAGCCGATGACTACCAGGAAAGACTAGAAGACCTTTTCGATGACATGGAAAGCGACGGAGTTGACTCAGCTCAGATGTTGATGAGCGCAGTAGCCAGTTACGTTGAAGGCGCGCTTGAGGCATCAGGAGGAAATACCTACATACACCAGTTTGAAGACATGAACTTAATCATCATTATCCAGCCGCCTGATGACGTGCCGGAAGAAACCACAGCAGCGAGGTTGCATTGATATGGACTATTCACAGTTATCAGATTTTGAAATTAACAAGCGCGTTGGTATCGCATTAGGCAAGGAGCTTATGCCTGATGACTGCCAGGATTTTGGATTATCTGGTTTTCCTGAGGTAATGCTCAGAAATGGTGATATCAAAGATTATTGCAATGAACCGGCAGACGCATGGCCGATTATCGTCGGTAGAAAAATAAACATCAGATTCGGTGCTGAAGGGATGGCTTGCGAGGCTCAGTTTATGCAGTACGGGCATGAGAGCGTGGAGTGTTACCACGCCAACCCTCTTCGCGCTGCAATGATAGTATTTTTGCAGATGCAGGGCTCCAATCATGCTTAGCCCCCACGAAGCCCAATCCTATGAGCAGCAGAGCATACGTAGAACGTTGTGCGCAGGCTGCACGAAGGAGCTATCAGATGTCGAGGTTCATTGCTGTGAAGATTGCTCCTCACTGGCAATAGCGTATCGCGACCCTAACGGATTTATGACGGAGGAAGATGATGAGTGAGTTACGAGCAGGAAGAATGGCTCTAGTTTTCGGCCTGAAAAAGCAAACGGAATTAAATGGGAAGTGCGTTCAGCTTTTATTTTCGGTTGCTCCCGGTGAAATATACAAATCACCAGTATCTGACAAGATTTGGGAGCACAGTGGGAATTCCCATTCATGGGTTTGCGCTGGAGATATACACACCTCGAAAAATGAGGAATTTGGCTATGGTGTTTTCAGGCCGCGCAACCTTATGCCAATCGACGGAGAAGATTTTTCTCACGAAGATGAGCGACAGAAGGAGCTGACCAATGGCTAAAGGCAAAGTGCCCAAGCCTCGCACCTGCCCAATCTGCTCTACCGAATACATCCCCCGAAGCTCTCTCCAGAAAGTCTGCCACAACTACAAATGCGCCATTGCGTTCAATAAGCAACGCGATGCGGAAATTGCTTCGCGTGAACAGCGTAAGAGGGACAAGGAAGCTCGTGCAAAGTGGCGAGAACGAAAGGCTGAAGTTAAGCCGCTAAAGCACTGGGAAGACCTAACGCAGAGAGTAGTGAATGACTACATCCGCGAGAGAGACAGGAATTTGCCATGCATCAGCTGCGGGACATGGACAACGGTACAGTGGGAAGCGGGGCATTTTAGGTCAAGAGGCAAGGCATCACACCTGAGGTATCACGAAGACAATATCCATGCGCAATGTCATCACTGTAATGTGCATCTGTCAGGAAACCAACAGCAGTACCGCATCAATCTCATAGCCAAAATCGGCGCAGAACGCGTTGAGACGCTAGAAAACAACAACACCCCTCACAGATACACCAGAGAAGAACTGGACGCCATCAGAAAGCGTTACAGGGCTTTGTTGCGTGAACTGGTAAAGGGGAGACAGGAGGCAGCATGACACCCTCTATCAAAACAATACCAGACATCCTCGTTGAAGTTCGCGGTAATCAGTCAGAAGCAGCCAGGCAATTAGCCTGCAGTCGAAACACCATCCTCAGATATTCACGAGATACCAAAGCTCAATTCCACGCCATTGTTAACGGCGTTCTCATGGTTCATCAAGGCGGTCGAGGTAAATCATGTATTCAATAACTGACATCAGAGCAGCAAAACAACAGCGCCAGAAGGATGAGCAAGACCTTAAGGATATCGACTTCCAGATTGCAGATGCTGAAAAGGCAATGGTGATTCTGCTTCATCGTCGCCGTGAGCTGGTTAATCGCTTAGGTCTCAATAAGCCAGACCATGACCCGGAGGCAGCATGATTAATAAGTGGAAACAAACAAGGCAGGAGCTCCCGCCTGAGGGCATTTTGGTTGACACCATCAGTCAGGGAGGAATGGAGCAAAAGCTTAAAAGACAAGGAAATCTCTGGTTTGTTAAAAGTGGCGATATGTACGTTTATTACACGCCGGAGAAATGGCGCTACATCGTGGGGGCAAGATGATCACACTACTTTTGATCGCCTATGCGTTCATGGCCGGAATGACCACTGAGTACACGCATACCAGGCAGAAAGAGTTTGGCTACAAAACCAATCTCAAATGGATATCGCTTTTCGCAGGCATTGCCTGGCCATACACAATCTGGAGAATTTCACGATGAACCTGGAAAACTATGTCAAATTCCATTCGCCGAAGACCACTCAGATTAACGATTCACCACGTGCTACAGCATCAGACTCTCTTTCTTGCACCGATGTAATGGCAGCGGGAGGAATGGTACAGAGTAGAGCGGCTCTAGGGTTCTGTGCGTTTTTAGGGAAGATGGAAATCAGCAGCAATGACCGTGAGAAAGCTATTGAACTGCTGACCCAATATGCACTTGAGCACTGCGATAAGGTTGCCGCCTTACGTAAGCTCGAAAATGATATTAAGACAAAGGTAATGCAAGTGCTCGCAACATTCGCATTTGCTGACTATTCCCGTAGTGCTGCCAGTACGCGAACCTGTGATTGTTGTGCCGGTAAGAAGTTTATAGACGCTGAAGTGATGACAATGAAAAGCATCGGGCAGCCGTATCTGACTGAGCGCAAGGAAACGGTGAAAGTTCTTTGCCATAAGTGCAAAGGGAAGGGTGTGCTGACCAATGCTTGCCAGTGCAACGGCAAAGGTGTAGTTGTCGACAAAGAGAAAACCATTCTACAAGGTGGCGTTCCTGCATATAAAACGTGCGGGCGCTGCAATGGGCGTGGTTATGCTCGATTGCTGCCAGATGCCGTACGGCAATACATCTGCTCTACGGTGATAGATGTGCCAGAAACCACATGGCGCAGGTCATATAAGGACTTCTTCGAAAGCCTGGTAGGTGAGTGCATCAAGCAGGAGGAATATGCAAATCAGATGTTGAGCAAAGTCACTCGCTAGTAATTATTTTCTACGAAATAGGAATTATCTAGAAAATCACACTTTACAAAGTGGCGATATTTGTTTAATCTGAAACCAATGATGGAGTAGTGCAGTCATTCGATAGCCCTGAGGTTCACGCCTCGGGGCTTTTTGCGTTTTAAGCACGACCTTTCTGAAAGCGCATCCCACCAAATACCAGGCAGACAATACCCTCACCTTATCCGCTGTGGCTACGGTGCTATGCGCTTTCACCCCTACCAACAATCAACTGGTGAAAATTATGAACGACCAGCAAATTGAAGATGAAATCGTTAAAAAAGGCTTAACCGCACCGCGAGTTACGCCGAATCACATTGAAAGCCTAATTATTAGTGAGCATTGCTTCACCGCATACGATGGTATTGGCGGAGAGGGTGCAATGGCGACATACAAATCCGCGCTTGATTTAACCGAAAGCCAGGAAGCATTAAAGCTTCTTACATTCTGCGTTCTTGTGCTGCGTAATGGTTTTACCGTCACAGGTGAAAGTGCCTGCGCCAGTCCAGAAAACTTTGACGCCGAAGTGGGGCGTAAAATCGCACGTCAGAATGCTGTGAATAAAATCTGGTTGCTGGAAGGTTATCTGCTTAAGCAGCGATTATCCGAACAGTAGTCATTACAAAGCGTCTATATCTGGGCGCTTGATAATGACCAAAAGAAAACCCGCTCAATGGCGGGCTTCGTGAAGATGGGTGGCAAGAGACTGCGTCAACAGCCTCTTGCCTGATTTGCTCATGCCTTTAGTCACGAACAAACCACGTTACCGCAAAATGTATCCTGGATTTGTTCTCAAATAAATCAACCTTTTCTTAATAATGAACAAATCCCCCGCAATGAGGGGTAGAGCATGTTCCGCATGAATACACAAAACGGCTTCTGGTCGTATTTCTGGTCTTCAATAACGGGTTTTATGACCATGCTAACTTTGCAGGATGTGCTTTTTGCATTTGGTGCGGTGGTCTCTGCGTTATTCGCCTGGCTTACGTACCGTTCTAACGACAGAAAAAACAAAGCGGCGATTGAAGAAGATCGCAAGCGAACTGAAATCCTCAAAGCTGCATATGCGAGAGGGGATGTCTCTAATATCACCGAAGGCGCAAAGATAGTTCGGAGTATCGATACCGAGCTGCAGCCTCAGGATACTAACAATGGCGCTACCCCCAAAGCTACGTAACAGATTAATCGCTGCATCCGTTGCAGGCTCGGTATCAATTGCCGGTGTTCTTATTACTGATCAGGAAGGTGTGATTTATAAACCCTACCTAGATCCGATTGGCATCCCAACAGTCTGTGCTGGAGTTACAGGCCCAGATGTGAAAATGGGCAAGGCCTACACAAAGGCTGAGTGTGATGCGCTGCTTTACAAGCACATGCAGCCAGCCATCAAAACTGTAGATGGCTCTGTGAAAGTGAAACTGAACGACTATCAGAAAGCCGCCCTGTACTCATTCACCTACAACGTAGGCTCAGGTGCTTTCCAGTCATCCACGCTGCTGAAGAAACTAAACCGCAACGATATTCCTGGCGCGTGTGATGAATTGCGCCGTTGGACATACGCTGGCGGTAAGCAGTGGAAAGGGCTCATCAACCGCCGAGAAGTGGAGCGCCAGTTATGCTATGGAAAACCGTAGTAGCTCACTGGAAGGTTATTGTCTTTGCTCTTATGTTCGTATGGGTGGTTATTGCAGGAAAGTTGGCGAACACCTACCACGATAAATACCTGCAGGCTAATAAAGACCTGAAGCTAGCCGAGCAGACAATCACCGACATGCAGACCCGCCAGCGCGACGTTGCCACTCTCGACGCAAAATACACACAGGAACTTGCCGATGCTCAGGAAACTATCAATCAGCTTGAGCTCGATGTTGCTACTGGCAAGCGTCGGTTGCAGCTCAACGCAACCTGCAAGGCTAATTCCTCCGGAACCTCCGGCATGGATGATGCTACCAGCCCCCGACTTACTGACTCCGCTGAACGGGATTATTTCACCCTCAGACAGCGAATCGAAACAGTCACCAAGCAACTAACCGGATTGCAGGAATACGTGAGAACGCAATGCCTGAGGTAGCCAATGAGAAAAAGAGAGCGTGAAATAACGCTGCTCTACGGAATGTCTCTTATACGCGATGACGTTCTTAACCATCCGCTTCCAAAGCACTCAGCCAAAGACAGATTAATCACCTTCGTGCATTACGCATTTGCATTCGCATCTGTCATCACTCTGGCAGCCGCATCAATCATCCTGATTCTCTCGTTCACCCCCACCAAAGGATAAGTCATGCAGTATAAAACTAACGTCCTGTTTGGTAGTGCAGTAATCAGGCCTGAAGTTATCGGGGAAGTGAAAATAGTTAAGCCAACTTTCTGGCAGCGCATTAGATATCGAATCAGTTATCTCTGCGAGTTTTACATACCAGTGGCATGCGTATTTTCCATGTGGATAGCTCTTGTCTACTTCGGCGCTTGGTATATCAACAATCACTAACGGAGCCAACAATGGCAAAAGCCAAATGGCCTAAATTGCCATGCTTTACCATCCCGCTATTTCAAAGCGCGAATGTTTATCTGGCGGTGACAAGAGAGCAATTTCAGCAGGCAGATGCTTACTTGGGAGGATTTGTTGGTGAGAAGCCGTTTAATTCTGGGTTGACCAGCAACTATGAAAACAACGGTACAGGTGAACGCGTTTACCTGTTAGGCGTGTTCGACAATCAACTATCAACCCTTGTCCATGAATGCGCTCATGCCTGTTTTTACGCCTGTGATGATGTTGGCGTTACAACAAAACCAGATGAAGCTAACGAGACCTATTGCTACCTACTGGATAGGATGTTTAGTCACTTCCTTCCATATCTGAAACAGGAATAAAAATGGCAGACATTACCCAAATGACAGATGCACAGAAACTGAAGCTAGAAGTCTACCGCCTGGTGATGAATGACTCTGCGGCTACCGAAAAGGCCATTGAGTTTATCGCAGGAAGCATCCTGAATTTTGAGCTTTTCAAAGATGCATATGCCAAAACATTAAATGAGCCGACTGCGCTAGCTAAAACTGATAAGGCGATCCGCGAAGCCAAAGAAGTACTGGACCTGTTCACTACTGGAGCATGATATGACCTATTCAAGTTCTCAGTCAAACTTCTGCACCTGTCAACGATGTCCTTGTTGCGGTAAGCCCATAATTAATGGGCATCTAGGTGCAGGTTGGTATGGCAATGGAGAGGTTGTAGTAACTCCGTGCAATTATACATCTGGATACTCGGGAGGTAATGGCAATGACCATGAAGAAAGGAAAAAGTAAAAAAGTCGTAAGTGAGAATATCGCTGCAGAAATGAAAGCAGGAAAACCGCATGACCAGGCTATCGCAATTGCCATGAACAAGGCTGGCAAAAAGAAACCCAAGAAAGGAGCTAAGTAATGGCTATTACTGCAATTCAGACAGCAACAGCTGGCTCAATCGCTAACCTCGTTCCGGTGGTTAAATCGCATATCGCCGCATCACGCTATCCTCAGGGTGGACTGGTAGGCGTCAAAGCTACTTCCACCAAGACAGAATACTTTCAGGTAGTGGCGACGGGCGGTACAGCAGCAACTGACTACGACATCGTGGTAAGCGCAGATCGCGCTGACTTCACCAATAAATGCAACGCAAAGATTACGGCAGGCTTTCTGCCGCTGGGTGATATGAGCGTTATCCAGTTAACCCCTGGGCGCACCATTGAGTACGCCCAGGCATTCACTAAACCATAAGGTGATTTATGGGCGATGAAACAAATAAAGGTGGTCGCCCATCAGATTACACAGAAGAGTTAGCGGAAAGCATCTGCCTGAGACTGGCGGAGGGTGAATCGCTGCGCTCCGTCTGTCGTGATGATGGGATGCCATGCAAGCAAACAGTATTGAGATGGATTAGCCGAATCCCTGAGTTTCGCGCCCAATACGTGCGGGCGAAGGAGGAGGGAGCCGAGGCGATCGCAGAAGAGCTATTCGATATTGCCGATGACGGCAGTAACGACTGGATGGAAAAGCTCGATAAGGATGGCGAGGCTGTCGGATATCAGCTTAATGGCGAGCATGTTCAGCGTTCTAAGCTGCGCATTGATACGCGCAAATGGTATCTGTCGAAGATTATGCCTAAGAAGTATGGCGACAGAATCCAGCATGACCAGACGATCACAATGGCTGACCGTTCAGACGATGAAATAGATAAACGAATAAGGGAGCTGATGAATGGACAAGCTGCCTCTACTGAACGGGATGACGAAGAGTCAGAAGATTGAGCTCATTCAGCTCATTGAAGAAAAGCAACGCCGCGAAAACGTATATCGATACAAACGCTTCTACAAATCCCGCTACCCATGGCAAAAGAAGTTTATAGCAGCAACATCACAATTCACCCAAGTTGCATTAATCGCAGCTAACCGTACGGGAAAGACAGACACCGGCACAGGCATTGATGCTATCCATGCAATGGGTGATTACCCTGAAGGGTGGAATGGTCATAAGTTCGACCATGCTCCGCTAATCTGGTGCCTCGGTTACTCCGGAGAGAAATGCCGTGACCTGTTGCAGACTCCTATTCTGGGGCGACGTACAGATAACGGCTGGGATGGTGGGCTAATACCTGGTGAGCTGATTGTCGATACTGAGCCAATGCAGGGCACGCCAAACGCAGTTCGCTCAGCCTACATCAGGCACAAGTCAGGTCAACTATCAAAGATTCAGTTCTGGTCATATTCGCAAGGCCAGCACGCTCTGATGGGTGATGCCGTCGACTGGTTCCACATCGATGAAGAGCCAAAGGACGCGACGATTTATCCGCAGGTACTGACTCGTACCGCTACCGGCGACAAGGGAAATGGCGGACGAGGCATCCTGACGTTTACGCCAGAGAACGGTCGAACAGACCTGGTTATAGCGTTCATGGATAATCCATCATCCGGCCAGCATTGCATGAACGTTGGCTGGGATGACGCGCCACACCTGAGCGAGAAGGTTAAGAAAGACCTGCTTGAGTCGTACCCCCCTCACCAGAGAGATATGCGCACCAAGGGCATACCAATGCTCGGACATGGTCGCATCTATGACCTCGGCGAAGATTTCATTAAATGTGATCCGTTCCCGATACCCGACCACTGGCTTGTCATTGACGGCATGGACTTTGGCTGGGATCACCCGCAGGCGCATGTGCAATTAGCCTGGGATATTGAGAACGAATCCTTTTATCTCACTCGTGCTTACAAGGCTCGCCAGGTATCTCCAGCAGAAGCATACAGCGCTGTTAAGGCATGGGCTAACAACGTGCCTACTGCATGGCCTCCTGACGGCCTACAGACGGAGAAGGGCTCTGGTCTACAGCAGAAGTCATATTACGAAGAGGCTGGCTTCCAGATGCTTCCTGAGCACGCTCAGTGGGAAGATGGAAGCAGGGCAGTAGAGCCTGGCCTGTTTGAGATATACGACCTGATGCGCAGAGGTAAGTTCAGAGTGTTCTCTGGCCTGCGCGACTTCTTCGAAGAGTACAACTTCTATCACCGCGACGAGAAAGGAAAGATTGTGAAGGTACGCGACGACATACTCGATGCCGTCCGATACGCCTACATGATGCGTCGCTACGCAATCCGCTTTGCAGACATAAAGAATCCTCCAGTTGAAGAGGATGTCTACGTTCCCTCATCCTCCGGTTGGTAAAAATGGCAGAGACATTAGAGAAAAAACATGAGCGCGTCATGCTCAGGTTTGACCGCGCCTATACGCCGCAGCAAGACGTGCGCGAAAAGTGCATTGAGGCTACGCGATTCGCTCGTGTCCCTGGCGGTCAATGGGAAGGAGCGACAGCAGCGGGAACCAAGCTTGATGACCAGTTCGAGAAGTACCCGAAGTTTGAGATTAACAAGGTAGCTACCGAGCTTAACCGCATCATCGCTGAATATCGAAACAACCGAATCACCGTTAAGTTTCGCCCGGGTGACAAAGAAGCCAGTGAAGAGTTAGCAAACAAGCTGAATGGCCTGTTTCGCGCTGACTATGAAGAAACTGATGGCGGTGAGGCCTGCGATAACGCATTCGACGACGCGGCAACAGGTGGATTTGGCTGCTTCCGCTTAACCTCGATGCTGGTCAACGAATACGACCCGATGGACGAGCGTCAGCGCATCGCCATTGAGCCAATCTATGACCCGTCACGCTCAGTATGGTTTGACCCCGACGCGAAGAAATACGACAAGTCAGACGCTATGTGGGCGTTCTGCATGTACTCGCTCTCTCCTGAGAAGTACGAAGCTGAGTATGGCAAGACGCCTCCTGCATCACTTGATGTAACGACAATAACCAGCTGGGAGTATGACTGGTTCGAGCCTGAAGTTGTGTACATCGCGAAATACTACGAGGTGCGCAAGGAATCAGTCGACGTAATCAGTTACCGACAGCCGCTAACTGGTGAGATTGCTACCTACGACAGCGACCAGATTGAAGACATTCAGGATGAGTTGGCAATCGCAGGATTCGAAGAGGTGGCGCGTCGTTCTGTTAAGCGTCGCCGTGTTTATGTCTCAGTGGTTGATGGCCAGAACTTCCTTGAGAAGCCACGCCGCATCCCAGGTGAGCATATCCCGCTAATCCCTGTGTACGGCAAGCGCTGGTTCATCGATGACATAGAGCGTGTTGAGGGACACATTGCTAAAGCGATGGACCCGCAGCGCCTCTACAACCTTCAGGTGTCAATGCTTGCTGATACGGCAGCACAAGATCCTGGGCAGATTCCAATCGTTGGAATGGAGCAGATAAGAGGCCTTGAGAAGCACTGGGAGGCTCGCAACAAGAAACGTCCTGCGTTCCTGCCATTGCGTGAAGTGAAGGATAAAGCCGGAAACATCATCTCAGGTGCAACTCCTGCAGGTTATACGCAGCCAGCAGTGATGAATCAGGCCCTGGCGGCGTTACTGCAGCAAACAAGCGCAGATATTCAGGAAGTAACCGGTGGCAGCCAGGCAATGCAGCAGATGCCTAGCAACATTGCACAGGAAACGGTTAACAACCTGATGAACCGCTCTGATATGGCATCGTTCATCTACCTTGACAACATGGCAAAGAGCCTGAAGCGTGCAGGTGAAGTCTGGTTGTCGATGGCTCGTGAAGTGTACGGCTCAGAAAGAGAGGTTCGCGTCGTCAACGAGGACGGAACTGACGATATCGCGCTGATGAATGCTCAGGCTGTAGACCGCCAGACCGGAAGAGTTGTTGCACTCAATGACCTGTCCACTGGTCGTTACGATGTCACTGTCGATGTGGGCCCAAGCTATACAGCACGACGTGATGCAACCGTATCCGTTCTGACTAATGTACTCAGTACGATGTTACCTAACGACCCAATGCGTCCTGCCATTCAGGGAATTATCCTGGACAATATTGACGGTGAAGGTCTGGATGACTTCAAAGAGTACAACCGCAACCAGTTGCTCACTTCAGGCATTGCCAAGCCCAGAAACGCCAAAGAGCAGCAGATTGTTCAGCAAGCTCAGATGGCAGCGCAAAGTCAGCAAGACCCTAACGCTCTCATTGCTCAGGCTCAAATCATCGCAGCCCAGGCAGAGCAGCAGAAAGCGCAGAACGAAACAGCGCAGACTCAAATCAAGGCATTCACTGCACAACAGGATGCAATGGAGAGTCAGGCGAACACAGTCTACAAACTGGCTCAGGCCAGAAACATCAATGATAAGGCAGTCATGGATGCCATCAGGCTTCTCAGTGACGTAGCCGAATCACAACGCCAGCAAATCCCTACATCACCACAGTCACCGGCAGACTCAATGCCGAGCTAAGCAGGAGTAATCAATGGAAAGCGAACTGATCATCGATGGTCAGGTTATTGACCTGTCTGAAAAACAGGAATCAACCGAAGAAGTAACCACTGAGCAGCCGAAACCTGAGGAGAAAGTCCAGGAATCGGAAGTGAAAGCGGAGACCGAGAGTGAACAGGCCGAAGAGCAGCTGGAAGAATACTCCCTGCGCGTCGGTGATGAAGAAATCCCACTAATGGAAGAGGATGACGATCACGTTGATGGTCAGCCTGCGCCTCAGTGGGTGAAGGATTTACGCAAGAACAACCGCGAGAAAGATAAAGAATTACGGGAGCTACGCCGCCAGCTTGAGCAGATTCAATCCAGGCCAGCAGAGCAGCAACCACAGCAGCAAGCAGACGTTATTCCTCCGATGCCGAAATTTGAGGACTTTTACTCAGAAGACATCCCCGAGGAGGCGTTTGAGAAAGCAGTAGCAGCCTGGCATGAGAACAAGAGCCGTGTCGAGCAGCAAAAACAGCAGCAACAGCGTCAGCAGCAGGAATATCAGCAGCGTTTCCAGCAGCGAGTAGAGGCCCACAAACAACGTGCAGCCAAGCTCCCGGTAAAAGATTACCAGGAGATGGAAAGCATCGTCCTTAGTGAGCTCAAGCCAATTCAGCAGGAAATCATTATCCATGCAGCAGACGAGGGTTCAGAGCTGATCGCCTACGCGCTCGGCAAGAATCCACAACTACGCCAGCGTGTAGCCGCTGAGACAGACCCAATTCGCGCAGCATTCCTCTTAGGCCAGATTAGCAAGCAAGTAAGCCTTGCGCCGAAGCCAAAGAAAGCCATCAAACCAGAGCCGGAAGTTCGCGGTGGCGGCGCTGATGCGAAACAAGACGACTTCAACAAACTCTGCCCCGGCGCAAAAATCGAATAAAGGAAACTGCTAAATGGCTACTAACGATCTCAACAGTAACGTCAGTCAAATCGTTCTGAAAAAATTCCTGCCTGGCTTCATGTCAGACCTGGTTCTTGCTAAAACCGTTGACCGCCAGTTACTGGCAGGTGAAATCAACTCCAGCACTGGCGACAGCGTAAGCTTCAAGCGCCCACACCAGTTCGCATCTCTGCGCACCGCGACCGGTGATATCTCTGGTCAGGCGAAAAACAACCTGATTTCAGGCAAAGCAACCGGTAAAGTCGGCAACTACATCACCGTAGCTGTGGAATATGGTCAACTGGAAGAGGCTATCAAGCTGAACCAGCTGGACGAAATTCTGGCTCCAGTTCGTCAGCGCATCGTCACTGACCTGGAGACTGAGCTCGCCAAGTTCATGATGAACAACGGCGCTCTGTCGCTGGGCAGCCCGAACACCCCAATCAACAAATGGTCAGATGTTGCTCAAACTGCATCTTTCCTGAAGGATTTGGGAGTTGAAGAAGGCGAAAACTATGCGGTGATGGACCCATGGTCAGCACAGCGCCTAGCTGATGCTCAGTCTGGTCTGCATGCTTCTGACCAACTGGTTCGCACCGCATGGGAACAGGCTCAGATTGCTTCTAACTTCGGAGGCATCCGTGCGCTGATGTCTAACGGTCTGGCATCTCGTACTCAGGGCGCATTTGGTGGCACGCTGACTGTATCTGCAACTCCGACCGTTACCTATAACGCGGTGAAAGATACATACCAGTTCACTGTTACCCTGGCAGGCGCAACTGCATCAATCACTGGCTTCCTGAAAGCTGGCGATCAGATTAAGTTCACCAACACCTACTGGCTGCAGCAGCAGAGTAAGCAGGCGCTGTATAACGGCTCTACGCCGATTAGCTTCACCGCAACTGTTCTGGCTGACGCTAACTCCACTGCGGGTGGACTGGTGACCGTAACTCTGTCTGGTGTGCCTATTTACGACACCACCAACCCACAATACAACGCAGTAAGCCGTGCTGTGACTGCAGGTGACGCTGTTACCGTGATTGGCACCGCAAGCCAGACCATGAAGCCGAATCTGTTCTACAACAAATTCTTCTGCGGTCTCGGCACAATTCCTCTGCCAAAACTCAACAGCATCGACTCAGCAGTTGCTACCTACGAAGGCTTCTCTATCCGCGTACACAAATACGCAGACGGTGATGCAAACGTACAGAAAATGCGTTTCGACCTGCTGCCGGCTTACGTGTGCTTCAACCCGCACATGGGAGGCCAGTTCTTCGGCAACCCATAACATCAAGGGGCTTCGGCCCCTTTCTTTTTTGAGGAGACGATATGGATCGCATGAGCGTATTCCTTACCGCTGATAACGAGGCCGGCCATGTTCAGGCTGTTATCGTAGAGAAAGACTTCCCGATTTACGAAAAGCTAGGCTTTGTCGCATCAGTTGATGATCTGAAGCCAGCAACCAAACGCGGACGTAAGGCGGCAGACAATGGCGACGACTCTAACAAAGGGTGAAATCGTACTTTTTGCACTGCGTAAACCAGCGATTGCATCAAATGCAACTCTGACAGATGTGGAGCCTCAGTCTGTCGAGGATGCCATTCAGGACCTCGAAAATATGATGTACGAGTGGCAGATTAATCCTGGCGATATCGGCTACCTGTTCGCGGTGGATGGTGAGGAACCGTTGCCGGACGATGACTCCGGACTGCCGCGCAAATACATGCAGGCAGTTGGTTATCAGCTAATGCTGCGCATTCTATCAGACTACAACCTTGAGCCATCATCAAGCGTCCTGACAAACGCACAGCGCTCTTATGACGCGCTCCTGACAGATACCCTTGTCGTTCCATCAATGCGCCGTCGTGGTGACTTCCCTGTTGGTCAGGGTAACAAGTATGACGTGTTCACATCAGACCGTTATTACCCTGGCGACCTGCCACCTATTGACGGTGATGTGCCAAATCCATAGGTGAGTAAATGCCGATTCAGCAATTGCCGTTAATGAAAGGAGTCGGCAAGGACTTCAGGAACGCCGACTATATCGACTATCTTCCTGTTAACATGCTGGCAGTGCCAAAAGAAGTACTGAATTCCAATGGATACCTGCGCTCATTCCCTGGAATCGTAAAGACAGCTGATGTTGATGGCTCATCAATGGGAGCGATTTACAACGCAAATCAGGGCGCTGTGTATCGTGTGATGGGAAGGAAGCTATACCGTGGTGACTCTGTGGTTTCCGAGCTATCGGTAACCGGGCGAGTAAGCATGGCATACAGCTACAATAGCCACGCTGTAGGCACGAATGGAACCTATACCCTGTTCAGGTACAGTGGAGAAGTTAAAGCTCTTAGCAACTGGCCTGTAAGCTCTGGTTACGTTCAGTATGAACTTGGCTACCTACGAGACATGTGTCGAAACAGATCGCGTTACATCTGGTCGAAAGAAGGGACTGATTCATTCTTCATCAGCGACCTTGAGGACGAGTCAAAGCCTGACAGATATAGCGCAGAGTACCGGGCAGAAAGCCAGCCCGATGGAATTATTGGCATAGATAACTGGCGCGATTATGTAGTTTGCTTCGGCACATCGACCATTGAGTATTTCGACCTGACAGGAAATGCATCTGCACCAGGCGTGGCTCTTTACCAGACTCAGCCATCTATGATGGTTCAGAAGGGGATTGCCGGGACATACTGCAAAACTAAATTCGCAGACACTCATGCGTTTATCAGTAACCCTGCAACCGGCGCCCCTTCTATCTACATCATCAACTCAGGCGCAGCTGTGAAGATAGCAACTTCAACCGTGGAGAAGATTCTTCAGTCACACACCAGTGACGAGTTAGCGCAGGGCGTTATGGAGGTTATCAGATTCGAAGGTCACGAACTGTTGCTAGTTCACCTTAACAGATGTGTTCTTGTCTACGATGCTGCAGTAACCACGGCAGGGCAGCAATGGTCAATTCTGAAAAGTGGTCTTGATGATGATGTCTATAGCGCCATTGACCTCGTGTACGAAGGAAACATAATCACCTGCGGCGATAAAACAAGACCTCTTAAAGGCCAGCTAAACACCGCAATTTCAAGTCAGTATGGAGAACACCAGGAGCATCTTCTTTTCACTCCGCTCTTCAAAGCTGACAACGCGAGAGTTTTCGACTTTGAGCTTGAATCCAGTACCGGTGTCGAGCAGATAGCAGAGCGCATGTTTATCTCCGCTACGACAGACGGAATCATGTATGGGAGAGAGCAGATGATTCCGTGGAACGCGCCGTTCAGGTATGACAAGAGAGCAATATGGAAGCGTATAGGTCGTATTCGTAAAAACTTGGGCTTTAAAATCCGCATTGTTACGTCATCTCCTGTGACACTAAGCGGTTGCCAGGTGAGGATTGAATAATGGCAGAGCCACAGAAAGTAACTGTCATCCCCAACAGGCTTGACTCTTCATCATTGCCTGAAGGGCTGACAAACGCATATTACCTATACCTTATGCGTCAGTCGTCAAATATTCAGAACATTGCAAACGCATCAAATAACGCAAACGATCTGGCTTATCAGGCAACAATTAAGAATAACGAGCAGGATATTACCCTTGCTCAGCACGACTCGGACATCAATCAGCTAACCATTGAAGTTGATGATCACGAATTACGGATAACAGCTAACTCAACAGCTATTTCTACTCTTACGGTAAGAGTGACAAGTGCTGAGGGTAATATATCTACAATTCAGACGAACCTTACCAACCTGACGACGCGGGTTACTAATGCTGAATCTGCAATAACTTCCCTCCAGGCTGATTATGTTTCAAAGACGACAACATCGCCTCAATCTCTCGCATCAACTTTAAACGTAGCCACTTCATATTCAGTCAATGGTACGAAGGTTGTTGGAGCTCGCGTAACTGGATGGACTGCTTCCACAGGGAGCCCAAGAAAGACAGGTTTCTTTGCAGACCAGACCTATACGGTAAGCGCTACATACAGCCAGACGGAAGTATCTAACATCGCAACAGGATTAACTCAGGTGCGACAGGTAGCTAAGGCTCTTGAAGATGCTATGCGAAGTCACGGACTAATAAACTAATGCAAATAAAGCTCATCGATAACCCGGTGAAGCTTGCAGAATTCCTCAACGACCGAGAAAACACAGGAAATATCGTAGATAGCGGTGACACATACTTCATCAAGCCTGATGCAGTGTATGTCGGAATCTACGAAGGCGTCCTGCTTGCTGGCGTGCATGAGATCAGAAACTTCTGGCATAGCGTAGTGGAATGCCACTGCATCTATTCTCCTGGATTTCGTGGTGAATACGCTCTGCAAGGCCACCGTTTATTCTGCAAATGGCTTCTCGAAAACTCTCCATTCTTGAACAGCATCACTATGGTGCCCGACACAACAAAATATGGACGATCTTTCATCGCCCTGCTTGGGGCAACCAGAATCGGGCACATGGATGACGCCTATATAAGCAACGGGAAGCCTGTTGGCGTCACTCTCTATCAATTACCGCGCAAGAAATATGAGGAGCTATTAAATGCTAATTCATCAGATTTCCAATAAGCACCTCAGCAAAGCCGTATATCAGAAAGGTGGAGATGGGGGAGCTGGCGCTCAGGCCGAGGTAACTAAGAAGGGCGTACAGTTACAGCGTGAGATGTGGCAAACGAATATGCAGAACCTTGCACCGTTCACGCCACTTGCACAGCAGTACGTTTCACAGTTGCAAAATCTGTCATCACTGCAAGGTCAGGGTCAGGCACTTAACGATTATTACAACTCTCAGCAGTACAAAGACCTCGCTAACCAGGCACGATATCAATCTCTTACTGCGGCAGAGGCAACGGGTGGTCTTGGCTCAACAGCAACGAGCAATCAGCTGGCGACTATCGCGCCAACATTAGGGCAAAGCTGGATGTCAGGACAGATGAATAACTATCAGAACCTGGCGAATATCGGTCTTGGTGCGTTAACAGGCCAGGCAACTGCAGGGCAGAACTACGCCAACAACGTGGGGCAGCTTTATCAGCAACAGGCAAACGCTGCAGCCGCAGGTGCAAACAGACCTTCTGGTACGCAGCAATTTATTTCAGGCGCAGCAACAGGTGCAGCAACAGGCGCAGCAATTGGTAGTGTCGTTCCGGTAATCGGAACAGGCATCGGTGCGCTAGCTGGCGGCATTATTGGCGGCGCTTCAACAATGTTCTGAGGTGAAAAATGGCAACGTGGCAACAGGGTAATGCAGGCGGATTACTTGCTGGTATTGGTTCTGCAAATGTTAACGCGCCTCAGGCTAATGATGCAAATGCTGCTCTTGCCTACATCAGGCAGAACAATGAGGACTTACGTACAGGACGTGACAATATTGGCCTTCAGGCTCTTCAGGGGGCCAGCTCTGTTTTAGATGCTTACAAAAAACAGGAACAGATTCAGCGCCAGAAAGAATTCCAGCAGGCTTATGGACAAGCGTATGCATCAGGCGATCGCAATGCCATGAGACAACTTGCAGCTCAATATCCTGACCAGGTAGATGCTGTGCGCAATGGAATGAAGTTTGTTGATGAAGACCAGCGCAACACCGTTGGAAATCTTGCTGCAGCCGCACGTCTCGCCTCGACATCACCAGAAGCTATGGGAGCATGGCTGCAGAATAACGCTGCCGACCTGCAGAGAGTTGGGCTTGACCCGCGAGAAGTAGCGCAGACATACCAGCAGAACCCGCAGCAGTTCGGTGAATTTGTGGATCACCTCGGAATGGCTGCACTCGGACCGGTTGATTACTTCAACGCTCAGGACAAGATTGTTGGTCAGGCGCTCAATAGAGATAAGTTAAATGAGACTATCCGAAGCAATCAAGCATCAGAGGCTAATACGGTTAGAGGTCAGAATATCACAGCTCGCGGACAGGATATATCAGCCGCAACAGCACGAAGAGGTCAGGATATGGCCATGGAGAGGGCCAATGCCAAAACCGTTAATGGCGCTGGAAATCGTCAGGTACAGCTAGCAGATGGGCGCACAGTTAATGTAGGCGGAAAATTGCATGGCGCCGGGGCTAATGCGTTTTATGAAGGTATAGATGATAACGGGAACATGGTTCGCGTTCCGGCAAGTGCTATTGCTGCACCTCCAACATCTGCTGCTAGCGCTCAAAACTACGCAATGGCCAAGGATATAAATGCCATTCTGGATGTACCAAAAGAGCAGCTAAATGAAAAGCTAGGATTTATGACTGGTATGACTGGTGGAAACGGATCACCTTCTTGGGATGCTGAGGCGCGTAGTAGGTGGAATGGTGGAGAGCAGAGACAGTTATTCAATGCCACCAAACGCATTCAGGGTAAGATGCAGAACCAGGGGATAGCCGCAGCGAGGGATATGGGTGCATCAGGCATCAATACCGTCGCAGAAGCGAAGATGTATTTCCAGGGTATGCCTCAGGTCGATTACTCAAGTCCTGACGCAATGCAGCAGTCACTGAGAGATATTAAGCAATACACAGATAATTATAACCAGCAATATAATGTTGGCATTGGAGTAAAAAATCAGGAAGTATCGAACCAGCAACAAAATATGCAAACTCAGGCCCCACCTCAGGCTCTTCAGGCGCTGCAATCAAACCCATCATTAGCAGCTCAGTTCAAAGCTAAATACGGATATCTTCCTAAAGGGTTTAAATAATGGCTAATTTTTTTGACCAGTTTGATTCAGGCCAGTCACAATTACCTAAGCCAAAAGGGATGTTAGAGGCTGGAAATATAAACATCCATAACCGCCCTGTTGTACACAATCCTGATGGAACAATTAGCACAGTGCGCACTATCTCTATCAATGACGGAACGGGAGAAGTTCTAATTCCTACAGTCAGTGAAGATGGGCGAATTATGTCAGACCGTGAAGCAATGGACACATACGGCAAGACGGGAAAGCACTTTGGGAAATTCGATTCTCCGGAAGATGCTACGGCTTTTGCGCAGAATCTACATAACGAGCAAGCTCAGGAGTATGGGGCACAGGAAAAATCAGGCGCCAACTTCTTTGACCAATTTGATCAGAATCAGCCTACTCAACAACTGCTAGCGCAGCCACAGCAACAAGGTGGATTCCTGTCAGACCTTGGAAATACTGCAGCAGAGACGGGCCGCGGCTTACTTCAGGCTGGCGTTAACATGGCAAACATCCCTGCATCTATGGCTGATGCCGTAGTTAGTGCTGGGGCATGGGCTGGTAATAAGCTTGGTTTAGGGGACGGAACATATCATCCAGCTCCACGAGTCACGACTGAAGGTCTTGCTCAGGATATGGGGTTACAGCAAGGGGCATTAACCCCTCAGACTACTGAAGGGAAAATCTTCGCTGAAGCGCTTCCATACCTAACGCCTGTCGGAGCAGAGCGCATAGCAACACAGGCTCCAACTATTGCCGGAAGATTAGCGCAGGGTGCATCACGATTACTGGCAGAAAACGCCGTGGGTTCAATGGCTGCGAATAGTGAGCAGAATGACCCATCAGCACTGGCGACAGACCTCGGAACTGGTGTTGTATTAGGTGGTGCGATTAATCAGCTTGGGCGAGCAGCAGGGGCTGCATATCGCGGCGTTAAGGGTACCATATCACCAGAGGCACAGCAGGCGATCCGATTCGCTAACTCAGCAGACGCTCCGCTGCATACAACTGACGTTCTTCAGCCTAATTCCCGCGTCGGCCGCATGGCTCAAACCACAGCGGAAAATATTCCTTTTGTTGGCACAAGCTCTATGCGAGCCAATCAACAGGAGGCGAGAAGCCAGTTAGTTGATGAGTTTGCGTCTAGATTTGGTGAATATGATCCATCAATTGTTGTAGGAAGCCTTAAATCAAAATCATCCGGTATTCGTAGGGCTGCTGGTAACAGGCTAGAGCAGGTCCAGAGTGCAATGGCGGGAGTAAATATCCAGCCTAACAGAGCTATTCAGCAAATCGATAAGGAGATCGCAGACCTGCAAAAGCTAGGCGGCGCAGCTGATACAGAAACAATCTCTAAGCTCAAAGTATATAGAGACGAACTTTCAAGAAATGCTGGAGCTAGCGGACCTATGGCGATGGACCTCTCACAGTTAAGCGCCCTGCGCAGCCAGTTCAGACAGGACGTAAAGGGAGAGCGGCAGGCGTTAATAAACAGGTCAGAGGCTGCAGTAAACCGCGTATATAGCGCCATGACAGGAGATATTGACAATGCCATAGGTACAAACCTTGGCAACGATACTCTTCGACGCTATAAACAAGCCAATGCCATTTACGCAGACGAAGCAAACAGGCTTCAAAATACCCGTCTCAAAAATGTAATTATGAAAGGCGATCTGACTCCAGAAGTTGTCAACAATATGCTTTTCAGTAAGAACAAATCTGAGGTTCAGAATCTGTATAACTCCGTAGGTCAGATTGGCCGAGCTCAGATGCGTAACGGAATTATAGGTAAGGCTATGGAGAAATCAGGTGGTTCACCTGACCAGTTCTTGCGGCAGGTAAACCTGATGTCAAACCAGACAGGAATTGCGTTTAAAGGGCGTGATGCTGCATATCTGAAAGGGCTGAAGAACTATCTTGAGTCAACGAAGAGGGCAGGTCAGGCTGGCGTTACAACTCCTACAGGTCAGCAGGCTATTCCATTCATCATGGGAATAGGGACTGTGACAAACCCCGCTTTGTTGGGGGTGGGAGGTGGATATGGATTACTTGCAAGAATGTACGAGAGCGAACCTGCACGTAATGCAATGCTTCGCCTGGCTAATACTCCGCGAGGCTCTACGGCGTTTGAGAAGGCGCTATCTGACGTAGAGCGAGTTGTTAACTCATTCTCTCAGGGTGCCAAATCAGAAGCCTTAAGCGAATAAAAGCTTACCAACCACAACGCCGAATATTAAGAAAGCAAAGTTCAGTAAGTCACGTTCCATAAATCCTCCAATATTTTAACGATTATAACCAATCATAACGCAAAGTCGCGCAAGTTAACTCTTGTGCGGCTTTTACTCGTCTGGAGCAAATGAATGGCTGACGATATTCAAAATATTTTAGTAGGTATGCCAGTAACACCATATACGTTAGCCAGTTCATTTAAGGCTATTGCTAACGGGACGGTATACATTGGCACAAAGGATACCGATCCAACTGTGCCATCAAACCAGATTCAGGTCTATGTTGAAACTGAAACAGGAACGGTTATACCCGTCTCTCAGCCACTAATTATTAACAGTGGCGGGTATCTTGTTTACAGTGGTCAAATTGCAAAGTTCGTTGTATCTGATGAATACTCGATGGCTGTTTATGATGCCATTGGAGTTCAGCAGCATTATTTTCCGGATGTACTGAAATACAACCCGAATACCCTTCGCGATGAGCTGGCACAGAGCGATGGCATGAAGCTCATCGGGCAGAAGGTAAACTACGGAATACCTGTTGGCTCATCCCTGACACAGGGGGTGATGTGGTTATTTGATAAGGTAAAAGGTTATCTGCGAGTAGGTGGTTCCGATCTGGAGCCTCTTGATGACGAGAAGAACTTCTGGCGAGGGCTTCCATCGAGAAACTCATGGGGAAACCCAGCCATGATTGGCGACTACTCCGTATCTTTTAACAGAAATGGTGCGTCATTCGCGGTATACACCACAACTTTCGGACATGACTGCGTTACGTATGGTGTTGCATCGCTTGCCGGCGGTGCAGGGTGCGCCACTGGTAACCCTGACGATATTACCTCACCGAACGCGGAAGGTTATTGCTCATTTGCTTTTGGCAAGAATGTTATAGCTCTCGGAGCTAAATCTGCAGCCCTGTGCGAAGAGGTAGAGGCAAAATCGCGCGCCTCATTTGCAGCAGGGTATTTCACTCAGGCCAGGGCTGGATTCACATCAGACCCGGGAGGAGTGGCAAGCGATGGCATTGGCGCAACGGCGTTAGGTTATTCAACTCGCGCAGCAGGAGATGGAGCATTTGCCGTTGGTCGTTATGCCCAGGCTTATGGTGGTGCGATCGCTATAGGTTCCGGGATTAATTCCGGCAACCAGGCTGTAAACTCAAGCACTAAGTCCGTGGCAATCTTTGCCAATTCTGTCGTTCCTGCAATAACGGCAAAGGCGGCAGGTGGTGGCGTTACAGACATGCCGTTCGTTGGCGTTCATACGTTAGACCCAAAAGAGCCATTGGATGTTGCGATGCCAAACGGCACTAACGCAGCCTTCAGAATAACAGGAAGTGGCGGCGCAAAAATAAAGCTTCAGGGAACATCTAACTCAGATACAGGGCTCGACATAGCCTCTCTTGAATGGACCAGCACCAACGGAGGGAGCGCGGTAGGAACATTGAAGATTAACATGAATAACGGAGCGCAGAGTATTGAACTATCAGCTGATGGAATGGTGGCTCTGAAAAATGTTAAAACACTGGCTGAAATATCCGGTGCCCCTGCGGGCACCATCTATAAAGATGCGTCAAACTTCCTGAAAATTGTGGTTTAA